ACAAAATAATTGAAGAAATTATTTTTGTTTTACATATTTAGATCTTTTTATCCGATCTATATGAATAATGTCGAAATATCTCGCGACGAGTGTAAGGCTATGTCTCATGGTCTGTATTGTCGGGTGGCTTCTGATGCCCAGTTACAAAGAGCTGGATGGTTGGTGCAGTTCGCTGTCGTCCCTAGAAAGGGACAAAAGCAACTGGCTGCTAACTGGCCTTTCTACTTGGTTTTGCATCGTGCCCTCCGGAACGGACCAGAGTTCGTTGGTTTCCTACTTTTCGCCGCTCGAGAAATTGAGCAAATTCGTACAAGACTTGGATCTGGATTTCGTAAAACTTTGGTGGTTGGAAACGATCACTTTAATAAATACATTAAATACAACGGAAAAACTATTGTCTGGTGTGACGTTCTCTGTGGTACTGTGGTACCCAAGGATTCTAGTCACTGTCCTGATGTTGGTCTGGAAACTTTGGTTCCCGGTACGGTTCTTAGTGGTAGCCAGTTCGCTACTTTGTCTCAGAATATTGGTATGGCCCTTCGAGGTAATTGCCGATGTCATCTTAGAGACGTGTGCATGGTTCACCAGGAAGTATCATAAACTAATGGATGTGATTGAGGATCTTATGATGATCCCACAACGTGTCATGGAGTGGTGTTCAGGAAATACTGCTAAAATGGTTGTACCTACGGTGGCTTCTTGTGTCTCGGAATCGATTGAGTCTAAACTCGATCGAATCTTGATGGCTCTTGGTCGCAAAGGTACAGTCCTTGAGGCAGCACAACCCGGATCCGATTTCGTCGAATGTGAACAGTGGCCTAACGGTCTTGTCGCTATTCGCCGTCATGACGGTCGCATTGTTGGCATGGGTTTCTTGGTAGTGTTGAATGGAAAATGGCGCCTCGTCACAGCAGCACATGTGGCTAGAGAGTGCAAACGCGGTATCATGTTGTCAGCTGGTATTGACTCGAAAACGGTCACATTCCAGGATTTAGATGTTGTACTTCAGACGCAAGTTGACGCTTGTATCATGAATGTACCTGCCGGAACTGCTGCTTCACTTGGTGTGAGAAAGGTTGTAATAAACCGGACTCCGTCTGAAAGTAAGGTGGTCAGAACCTACGGTTACAACAGCGGAAAATTCTGTATGAGTGAAGGACTTGTCGGGACTACATCGGCTAACATGGGATTTAGACATGGATGCTCAACACTTCGTGGTTGGTCAGGCACTCCTATCTACCGTGATAACAAAGTAGTTGGTATTCATTCTCGGTGTAATGGTATCTATGAGAACTTCGGTTTGTCGCTTGACTTGTTAGTCGGACGATTAGAATCTGAGGAAACTGATAGGTATGCACGGACAATGGAAGAATTCAATACTGAAGATCGACCGGTGACTCCACCTATGGAATTTTCATGGGAATTCGAGGAGAAATTCGAAAGAGTACGCTCCACACGGAAATCCTTTGCCCGGATAGAATCTGAAGTGGCGACATTTACGGCTACCAAGTTGTCTGGTTTTGATTGGACTGATGATGCTCCTATGGACTTTGATGAACTTCCGGTCTTTGAATCTACTATGGTATCGGTTTTTCAGGAGCGCCCTCTTGGGGGGCTTCCTATTTCAAATGGCAACAAGGCAGAGGAGAAGAAGATAACGTCAGAGGCGTTGGAACCTTCGAAATCTTCAACCCCGGAGGCGGCAAAACACACGCGCCGTCGAAGGAGGAACAAGAAGAAGTCGAAGAACTCCGAAACTGGTCATGGCCCCGAGGAACAATCGCAGCAACAAAGCAGGCCTTCCTCACCCATACCAGACGACTCCGCACCGGTTTCATCACCCCCTGTCTCGCCGCCATCGACTGGATCTGTGCCCAAATCATGGACTCAGGCTTATACCCAAAAACTGGTGCTCCTACTTGGTTCTATGGATGGTCAAAGCAAAGAGAAGGTGGATTTAGCGATTTTGGAAGCGAAATCTTTCGCCTCCGCGCTCTTCCCCCCCTCAAAGCCGAAATCTTCCGAGGAATCCGAGAAGTAGTTGAGTACAATATTACTGGTGACTCACACCCAGGTTATCCCTGGTGCAAGTTGGGTTCAGATAATAAAGCGGTTTTAACGGGTTTTGGTGATTTAATTTGGGATGAAGTTGCGAAAAGGTTCAACAACATGTTGGGCTATGGAGATGCTATATTCTCTATGACTCCATCGGAATTAGTTCAGAACGGTATCTGTGATGCTGTTAAAGTTTTTATTAAACAAGAGCCACACAGTCTTGAGAAAGTTAATGCTGGTCGACTCCGTATTATTGCGGCAGTTGGCCTCGTCGATCAAATCGTGACTAGGTTGTTGTGTATGAAACAAAACAACGCAGAAATCGATTGCTGGGAGAGCTGTCCAAGCGCTCCTGGTATGGGCTTAAACGATGAGGGTCTAAGGACATTGTACTCCACTGCTCAGGTGATGGCCGAACACGGTACGATTTGTGAAACAGACATTTCGGGCTGGGATTGGTCAGTACAACAGTGGGAGTTGGATTCGGACGCACGACTACGTACACAGTTAGCGGGAGAGGAGATCGGAGGGTATCTGAATTTCTTCCTTCGTGTACATGCATATGTGGTCGGACATTCTGTTTTCGTCATGCCGGATGGTGAGATGTTAGAACAGACTGTGCCAGGCGGTCAGCTATCGGGTGATTACAACACATCTTCGAGTAATTCGAGAATGAGAGTGATTGCCACGATGTTTGCTCGATACCTGGCAGGTCAAGTTTCTGGTTTCCCGCTTCTTGGTATTAAGGCGATGGGGGATGACAGCTTCGAGATTTGGTTTAAAGGACTGGAAGAGTATCTTGGGAAAATGGGACACACTGTAAAGATGTGCGTACAGAGACCCGGACTTGTGGGCTTCGAATTTTGCTCGCAAGTTTTCCTAGGTTTGGGTATCGCTTACCCAGTAGACTTTAGCAAGACACTCTATCGGTTCTTGAGTCATCATCCTGCAGATCCGAAGTATTCGGAGTATAGGGCTCAACTGATGTATTATTTCAGACACCTTCCTTCAAGTACTCTGCAGAAGGTCATAAGACTAGCTGGTGCGCGTGTTGAGCGTGCACAAAAGTTAGCAACGAGTAGCAATTAAGCGCATTTTCGAAATAACATGGCGAATCGAAGACAAAGTCGTCGTCGTGGGAATAAAAATAGAAATTCGGCTACCGTTCGGCGAGCTCCGCCTAATCGAGCAACCCAGAGCTCCTCTGGGAAAGTAAAGTTTGTCAAGTGGATCGCAGCATCTCCTACGAAACTCATACCTCATATTGGGGAAAATGAGACTTCTTATGGAGTGTTGTTTGATATAACGGGCACCACCTTTCCTGAGTTGAGTTCACTGATGTCCAGGCATAGTCGTTATCGTGTACTATCGCTCGGGGCTCGTATTGTACCCTATGATCCCAATTGTTTGGGCGCTCATAGTGTCAAAGTGTTTGCAGAATCTGTGTATGATTCGTCGGCTACGCCGACTGTTCCTAGTGTACATTATTTACAAAGTAATGGTTGTCGAGTGGTTCCTGCTAATAAGCAGTTATCGTCTCCTCCCAGTAGCGATGTGAATAAGTACTACGAAATATGTAGTGATGATGCTGTTATTGGACGCATCATGTATGCATGGAATGGTCCTGGTTTGTCGACGGCTCGTGTCGGATTTTGCTCCTTTGAGGTATATGCGGACCTTGAGTTTGATGGCATTCGAGAGTGACTACACTCGGGCCCAGGGGGACCGGTTGAGGTAGAAATACCAATAGATGAGGAAGATGACACTCCCCATCGGTCAGTTCAACCAAGTCCAGTAGCTCCAGCTATAGGCTCATCCTCACAGTCTAGAGGGTTCCATCGCGCAAGTGATAGTACTTACTCAGGATTTGAGTAGATGAGGTCATGGTATACAAAACCTAAATTGTCGAAGGTCGCTCCATAAAGAAAGAAATTTCTTTTTGGAGTGGCTGGGT